AGGCGCGGAGCATCACGCTCCAGGCTGCGCTGACGGCGCTCGGCGGGGGCTGCACGCCGGAGCACGCCTGGGACGAGGCCGAGGCGTTCGTCGCCGAGGGACAGAAGCGCGGCGTCATCCCGGGTGGAGCGCCGCCGGTGCAGCAGGACGCGACGGACCGGGCGATCGTCGAGGCGGCGAAGCGGTACGCCGAGGCGCTGGAGCGGGACGAGGGGATGCAGGCGGTCGAGGATGATCTGGTCGACGCAGTGAAGGCTGCTCGGGCGCCGGAGGTGCAGCGATGAGCGTGTGGCGAGACGATCTCGGACGCTGGCGGTGGACGGTTGCGGCCGGGGATCTCGACGCTCGGGGCGGCGCTCCGACCAGGCAGATCGCTCGCGAACGCGCCGGGGCGATCGAGCGGCTTGCGGAGGAGTGGAAGCGCGGCGAGCCGCGCGAGTGCGATCCGCGACTGCCGCAGCAGGACCGATGCGACGGCGGCGTGAGGAGGCCGAGATGACCAGCGACACCTCAACCCTACTCGCCGCGCTCGGTGTCGCGGCGGCCCGGGTGGCGGAACTCGAGCAGACCCTCGAGCGGATGGCCGAACGGACCCGGGCGGCGTTGGACCGGGCCGAGCGGGTCGAGAAGGCCGCTCTGGTCTGCCCTGAGCGCGAGGAACTGCTGCGGCTCCGGCTTGGCTTGTCCCGGGTGCTCAACTCGAAGTGCAGCGCCGCAGCTCGGATTGCGCAGATCAGGACCGCGGTGGACGACAGCGAAACGAGGGTGCCGTGACCGCCACCCGCGTCCCGAGCCACGCCATCCTGGGCGTCCCGCAGCCGCCCGCCCGTGGGCTCGAGATCGGCAACCCGGCCTGCGGGGATGGTGAGCAGACGGGGCAAGACAGGTTGACGCGGGGTGTGGTAGGCTAACTGCTGCGGGCAGCGGCTATGGAGCGACGGGAGAAGAAGCCACGCGGTCGACCGTGGCAGCCGGGGCAAAGCGGCAACCCGACAGGGCGCGCGCCGCCGACCGTGACGGAGCTCGAGCTGCGCGAGCTGTGCCGGGCCGCGGCTCCCGAGGTGGTCCCGCGACTCATCAAGATCGTGAAAAGCGGCGCCGACCGCGACGCGATCAGAGCGAGCGAGGTGCTCCTCGATCGCGGCTTCGGCAAGCCGCGGCAGACGATCGACGCAGAGGTGAAGCTCGATGCCGACCCACGCGACCGCCTCGCCGGCCTCGTTGCTGGCCTCCTGGCCGGAGCAGGCCCGAGCGGAGTGGATCCGCCGCCTGACCCCGCAGGACGCGACTGACCTCGAGCACTACTGGCCCTTCTGGGCGAGACCGCAACAGCGCGCGCCGGCTGGCCCGTGGCGGACGTGGTTCATCCGAGCCGGCCGGGGCTTCGGAAAGACACGCTCTCTCTCGGAGTGGATTCGCGAGCGCGTCGACAGTCGCAAGATGCGTTGCGGAGCGCTCGTGGGCCGGACCGCGCCGGACGTACGCGACACGCTTATAGAGGGCGTGAGCGGCATCCTTGCTGTCTTCCCGTCACACCAGCGTCCCCTCTATGAGCCAAGCAAGCGCCGCGTCACGTTCTACACGGGCGCGGTCTGCCACCTGTACTCGGCTGATGAGCCCGACACCCTGCGCGGCCCAAACATCGACACGGCGGGATGCGACGAGCTCGCGGCGTGGAAGTATCCGGACGCGTGGGACCAACTTCAACTCACCCTGCGATCCGGCGCGAACCCGCAGGCGTGCATCGCTTCGACACCGCGCCCGACAGATCTGGTCAAGTCGATCCTCGCCGATCCCGAGACGGTACAGACGACCGGCTCGACGTACGACAACGCGACGAACCTCGCGCCGAGCTTCCTCCGCTACGTGTTGCGCAAGTACGAGGGGACGACGCTCGGCGACCAGGAGCTCCGCGCGAAGCTGCTCACCGCCACCCCTGGCGCGCTATGGGTGCGGGCGGAGATCAACACGCACCGGCGCGCGTCGGCCCCGCACCTCGTGCGGATCGTCGTGGCGGTCGACCCGGCCGCGACGAGCGGCGACGACGCGGACGACACCGGGATCGTGGTGATCGGCATCGACGCACGCGGCGAGGGCTACGTGCTCGAGGACGTGACGTGTCACCTGTCGCCGGACGGGTGGGCGCGTGCTGCCGTCGAGGCGTACCAGCGGCACCGGGCCGACGCGATCATCGGCGAGACGAACAACGGCGGGGAGATGGTCGGCCTGACGATCCAGACGGTCGCGAAGTCGATGGGCGTCTCGGTCAACTACCACTCGGTCCACGCCTCGCGGGGCAAGCAGGCCCGCGCCGAGCCGGTCAGCGCGCTCGCGCAGCAGGGCCGCCTGCATCACGTCGGGGTGCTCGCCGCGCTCGAAGACGAGCTCTGCACGTGGGTGCCTGGCGTGACGAAGGCGAGTCCGAACCGCCTTGACGCGCTCGTGTGGGGCGCGACGGAGCTGATGCTGATGGGCAGCCAGACCGCAGACCTGCGGCTCGACATCGGCGTAGGGGACCACGGCGATCAGTGGAGGGTGTAGCAAGCGGGCTTGCTCGCGGGCTCCGCTCGGCCGGGACGGAGCGGCGCAGAAGGAGGGACGACATGATCGACAACGAGCTTTCATCCGCCGAAGTCGAGCGCCGCGTCCGATCGCGCGGCTGCACCACGGACTGGCTCTCGCCGGAGTACAACCAAGCCGCGTACGCGGTACGCATCGAGGCGGCGCGCGAGTACGCGAGGAGATTCGATGTGACCCCGGAGCTGCTCGACCGGATCGAGCGGGAGGCGGTCGAGGGCTACTACGAGGAGGACCGCAGCGACAGCGCGATCGTCGCGGTCGTGGAGAAGCTGCGGGAACTGATGGCCCGCAACCCCTCCTGACACCTCCGCAACCCGCCCTGCCGCAAGCCCCCCTTGCGCAACGCCGCGCACGGGGCGTACACCCGGAGCAGTGGTCCACGCAGATCACCCGCCCGTCGCTCTGCGCTCTGCACCTCCTCCTCTCCTCCCCGCTGAGCGGCGGGCGGTCCTCATCGCGAAGGCACGCGCGCCACGCTCGCTCCGTCGCACGACGGCCCGGATCGACGCGCAGGCTCCAATGATGGCCCGCGCGCTCAAGCGGTGGCTGAGGGAGCACGCCGACGCGATCCTCCCCGATGTGGTGCGTGAGGTGCTCGGCGAGATCGAGAAAGCGCGCCGGCCCGCGACACCCGAGCAGAAGGAGCTTGCGCGGCTGCTCTACCTGTTCGGCCTGCGCACGGCAAGCGACTCGGCGCGCGAGGTGGCCGGCCGCGTGATCCTGCCGCGCAACCTCGAGCGCGAGGCGTTCGAGAGGAAGGCCGTCAAGATCAAGTGGTTCTGGGAGTGGGGCGGGGCGATCGAGCAGCGCGCGTACGTGATCGCCAAGTCCACGCGCGAGATGGTGCGCTCCTCGGTCAAGCAGATCATCCGCGACACGTACGACGAGGCGAAGCGGCCCAGCGCAGGAGAGGTTGCGCGCCGCATCCGCACGCAGTGGCACTCGCAGGGCGGGTCGGTGTTCGCGTTCTCCTCGGAGCGCGCGGCGCTGATCGCACGGACCGAGCTTGCGCAGGCGGAGAACACGGGGATCGTGGCGGGCTACGAGGCGACCGGCGTCAAGGAGATCGAGTGGCTCGCGTACACCGACGGGCGGAGCGGCGAGCGACACCACGAGAAAATGAACACGGTGCGCGTCAAGCTCGGCGAGAAGTTCACCCTGCCGAACGGCGACAAGCTCCGCTACCCGGGCGACCCGCTCGCGCCGATTCGGAGCACGGCGAACTGCCGGTGTTCCACTGCACCGGGAGACTGAGGAGAGAGCGATGAGCGACCCCGCAACCCAGCCTGCACCGCAAGACGCCGGCATCTTCGCCGAGCTCGGCGCATCGGGCCTCAAGCACTACAGCGGCTACGTCCGCGAGGAGTGGCACCCGAACCTCTCCGGCGCGCTCGCAGCGAAGACCTACCGCGAGATGGACGACAACTCGCCGGTGCTCGGAGCCTTTCAGTTCATGCTCCGCAGCGTGATCCGCCCCGTCGAGTGGCGGGCCAAGCCGGCGGAGGGCGGCGGCGCCGAGGCAGACGACGCGGCCGAGCTGCTCGAGTCGTGCATGGCCGACATGCAGCATTCGTGGGCCGCGACGATCGTCGAGGCCTCGAGCATGTCCCCGTTCGGCTTCGCGATCGCGGAGAAGGTGTACAAGCGCCGACTCGGCGACAGCACGGACGACCCGCGCCACGAGTCGAGGCACCGCGACGGCCGCATCGGCTGGCGCAAGCTGGCTTTCAGGGCTCAGGAGAGCGTCGATCGCTGGGACATCGACACCACGACGGGTGACCTGCGTGGCGTCTGGCAGCTTCCGCCGAGCGACTACCGGCTGCGCTACCTGCCGCGGCAGAAGTTCGTTCACTTCCGGACGAGCATCGCGAAGGACAACCCAGAGGGGCGTAGTCACTACAGGAACGCGTACACGTCGTATTTCTACGCGAAGCGCGAGACCGAGATAGAGGGCATCGGGATCGAGCGCGACCTCGCGGGCTACCCGGTCGCGACGGTGCCTCTAGACTGTTTCAGGGCGAGCGCGACAGAGGAGCAGAAAGCGACGCTCGCCATGTTTAAGGACTTGGCGAGCAAGATTCGCCGCGACGCAAACGAAGGCGCGGTGATCCCTGCGAAGCTCGACGCGCAGGGGCAGCCGACCGGCTACGATCTCTTCCTGCTCAACAGCGGCGGGCGCCGGCCGATCGACATCAACGAGATCATCAAGCGCCACGAGAGCCGCATGATGATGTCGGTCTTGGCCGAGTTCATCCTCACCGGTGTGGACCGCTCCGGCGGAAGCTGGGCGATGCACGACTCGAAGTCGTCGATCGTCTCGATGGCCACGATCGGCTTCATTTCCGCGATGGCCGAGGCGTTCGACCAGGACGCGGTGCCCGAGCTCATGCGCCTCAACGGCTTCCGGCGCGAGACGTGGCCTACGATCGACTTCGGCGACCTCGAGACGCCAGACCTCGGGCAGCTCGTCACGATGCTCTCTGGGCTCACCAGCGCGGGACTGCTCGTCCCGACCAACGCGGTCGAGTCGCAGGTTTGGGACACCGTGCTCCGGCCGATGCTTCCAGGCCTCCCCCCGTGGAGTGCGCAGGGCACACCGGAGATCCGCGGACCGCAGCCGAGCGAGACGGACCGCGGGCTTGAGGCGTATGGGCAGGAGCCGATCGCGGCGGCGCCAGACACGACGGTCAGCGACGTGACGTACACCGGCGTGCAGGTCACGAGCGCGAAGGAGATTGCCGCGGACGTGCAGTCTGGCAAACTCCAACTCGAGAGCGGCGTGGAGATGCTCCAGACGTTCTATCGGCTCGACCGGGACACGGCGATCCGGATGGCCGGGAAGCCCGCGCTGGACGTATCGAAGGCCAAGAGCTTCGACCCGCCAGAGGACGTGAGCAGCGCCGCGGCCCGCGGGCTCAAGCTGCGCGAACGCTTCGGTCGAGGCGGCACGGAAATCGGCGTGGCGCGCGCCCGAGACCTCAGCAACGGCCGCGCGGTCAGTCCCGAGACGGTCGGCCGCATGGCGTCCTACTTCGCTCGGCACGCTGTCGATGCGAAGGCGCCGGGCCGGGAGGACGAGAGCGACCCGAGCGCAGGCTGGATTGCGTGGCTGCTCTGGGGCGGGGATGCCGGCCGCGAGTGGGCGGACGGGATCATGGAGCGGCTCGAGCGGCAGGAAGCCGCATGACGCCTGCTATCGCTGGCCCATCGCAGCCCTGATCGCCAACACCCGATCGAACGACAGCGCCGGCCACCGCTCCGCAAGCTCTCTTGCGACCTGCACCCTCACCTCGTCCTCGTTCGGCTGAAGCGCGATCCGCACCGAACGGCGGGCCAGCGCCGCGGCCGTGAGGAACGGCTCGGGATCCGCGCCGAGGAACGCCGCCACCGCACGCACCCGGGCGTCTGATGGCGGCGCACGGCGGTCGAGCTCAATGTCGGCGAGGTACGGCTGCGAGACCCCGAGATGGTGGGCCAGCGCGCGCTGCACGATCCCAGCGCGAAGTCTCGTCTCCCTGATCAGCGCTCCGAACGTCATGCACTGAGTATAGCAGGACAGCTTGCCAGCTACCCCATAAATCGAGACAACCCGCCTTGCAAACGCGCAAGGTGGGCGCGTGGCCGAGTGGTCAACCCGGGTTGCGATCGCGAAGCGCGATGACGAGCAGCACCTGGTGTTCGGTTGGGCGTACACCGCCACCGACGAGAGCGGCGCGCTGCTCACCGATTACGACGGTCATCAGATCCCGGTCGAAGAGCTCGAGGCCGCCGCGTACGAGTACGTCGCGGTCGCGCGAGGCACCGACGAGATGCACGAACGCACTGGCATCGGGGTGCTTGTCGAGTCGGTCATCCTCACGCCAGAGAAGCGCGAGGCGATGGGCCTGCCCGCGGGCGCGACGCGCTGGTGGGTCGGCTTCCGTGTGACCGACCCGGGCACGTGGGAGCGCGTCAAGAGCGGCGCACTCGCAGAGCTCTCGATCAAGGGCCAGGCGTTCGAGGAGGCCGCGTGAGCGTCCTCCGAAAGATGCGCGTCGCCCAGATCGGCCTCGTGGATCGCGGGGCCGGGAAGGGTGTGGAGATCGCGTTTTGGAAGCGGCGAGACGACGCCGCAACAGGAGTTGACATGTCGAATCTGACCGCTTTCCAGAAGGCGAAGGCCTCGCTCGACGACATTCTGACCAGCATCGAAGGCCTCGACGCGAAGAAAATGGCCGCGCTCAAGGCCGCGCTCAACGCGATGGCCGAGGCCGCGAACGCCCCGCCCGCGCCCGAGCAAATCGCCGAGATCCGAAAGGCCGCGCCCGGCATGGTCGGCTGCCCCGCGTGCGGCGCCGAGATCGCGAAGGCCGAGGGCGGACAGTACACCTGCCCAAAGTGCGGCGCGCAGTTCAGCGTCGCGTCGCCGGTCGCCGCAAGCCTGCCTGCCGAGGTGCAGAAGCGCCTCGACGACGAGCAGGCGAAGCGGATCGACCTGGAGAAGCGGCTCGCCGAGTCGGAGGAGCGCGAGGAGAAGCGGGTCTACTTCGAGAAGGCCGCGCCGCTCAAGCACCTCACCGGCGTCACCCAGGACGAGATGGGCGGCCTGCTCCGCGCGATCGAGAAGAAGCTCGACAAGGACACCGCCGCAAAGTTCCAGAAGGCGCTCGCCGGCTGGAACGAGGCGATCGCGAAGGGCGCTCTCTTCGCCGAGCGCGGCGCGGGCGGCAACGCCCCGGCCGGCTCGCCGCTGGCGCAGCTCACCGAGATCAGCAAGCGCCTCCGCGAGGCCGATCCGAAGCTCTCGGCCGCGCAGGCCTTCACGAACGCCTGCGCGCAGCACCCCGACATCTACGCCGCGCACCGGGCCGGCTGACCCGAAAGGAGCACGGAGAACATCATGGCGACCACCGGACAGTACATCTCGGACTCGAGTCTCCTGGCGGGCGAGGACCTCAGCGCGAAACAGTTCTACGCGGGCCGGCTCAAGAGCGACGGGACCGTGGAGCTCGCGATCACCGCGGGAGGCCGGGCCTACTGCGTGATCGGCAACGCGCCCACGTCGGGTCAGGCAGTCGAGGCGCACGTCGGCGGAGTCGTGAAGGCCAAGCTCGGCGGCACGGTCGCGGTGGACGCCGCGCTGACGCCGACCACGAGCGGTCTGCTCATCTCGACCACGACCGACACGCACCACGTCTTCGCGCGCGCGCTCGAGGCGGGCGTCGCGAACGACGTGATCAAGATCGAGATCACGAAGGAGGGCCGGATCGCCAGCTCGTGATGAGCTGATCGAGCCTGCCACGAAAGGATCAAGCCATGCCGCAACCGACCCTCTCGCAAGTCCATGTCGATGTCCCGCTGACCAACCTCGGGATCGCGTACATGCAGGGCCCGACGAACCATTTCGGTCGTCGGATCTTCGCGCCCGTCCCGGTGACGAAGCAGGCCGGAAAGTACTTCATCTACGACAAGGCCGCGTGGTTCCGCGACGAAGCGCAGCCGCGCGCGCCCGGCACGCGGGCGCATCGCTCCGGCTTCACCATGTCGACCGGCTCGTACACGTGCGAGGAGAACGCCGTCGCGCACCCGATGCCGGACGAGGTTCGGAAGAACTACGACGGCCCGATCGCGGCGGACCGGGCCGCGGCCGGCTTCGTTGGCGAGAAAATCCTGATCCGCGAGGACCGACTCTTCGCGAGCAAGTATCTCGCCACGGGGCTCTGGGGCAAGGACATCACCGGCGTCGCCGCGGCGCCCGGCGCGAACCAAGTCTTCCAGTGGAGCGACGTCACGAACAGCGATCCGATCGCGGACATCCGGACGTACAAGCGCTACGTCCAGAAGCAGATCGGCCGTGAGCCGAACTTCCTCGCGCTCGGCCCCGACGTCACCGACGCGCTCGTCAACCATCCCGACATCATCGACCGCCTGCCGACGACCGGCATGCGCGTGACGAATCTGCTCAAGCTCGCCGAGATCTTCGACCTCCCCGCGGGATCGGTGATCTCGATGGACTCGGTCTACAACTCGGCGAAGGAGGGGCAGACCGCGGTCATGGCCCACGCGGTCGGGAAGGTCGCGCTGCTCGGCTACCGCTCGCCGTCGCCCGCGATCGACGAGCCCTCGTGCGGCTACGTCTTCCACTGGTCCGAGTTCGACACGCGCTCGGGCGGATCGATCGACGGGCTCGCGGCGGCCGGCGCTCCCACGATCCGGCAGTACCGCGAGGAGCCGGAGAAGCAGGACGTCTACGAAGGCAACTGCTACTTCGACATGAAGATCACGGCGACCGACGCGGCCGTCTTCTTCACCTCGATCGTGGCGTAGGCCGAACGTGAAGATCACGCACGTCGCGCTGAAGGCCCGGCAGATGGCCGGCCGGCCCCGCGAGCCGGGCGATCGGCTCGATCTGTCCAAGGTCCCGGCGCACCGGCTGAGCGCCCTCGAGCGGGCTCGCGTCGTGCGGCCAGCGACCGAGGCAGAGATCGCGATCGCGGCGAAGGAGAAGTGACATGGCGAAGCGGGTCAGCAAGGGGACCGGGCTCCACGGCAACGTCAAGACGGAGAAGATCTCGGTACCGGCCTCAGGGACCCCGGTCTCGGAGGACGGCTCGGCCGACGGCTACTACATCCCGGACGACGTCACCGGGATCTACTACCGGCTCACGATCACAAGCGGCACGCTCGGCGTCGCGTCCACCGGCAGCACCACCAGGCCGTGATCTTCGAGGCGCATCATGGGGCTGGGGCCAGCGATCTATCACGAGGCCGGAGCGGGCCAGGCCGCCTTTTCGGCCGGTCTGTCGCTGCTCGGCTTCGAGAGCGTCGATCTCGCTGAGGCCCATGCCAGGCTTGCCCGCGGCGAGCCGATCCTAGTCAACGGCTGGTGTCCAGGCCACTCGCTCGCCTCGCTCGCCTCTGAGCACCCCGGGCAGATCGCCGTAGTCTGGCATTCCGGCTGGACCGGCTCCGATACGCTCGGGGAGGGACACACGCTCGCGTTCACGCTGCGCGAGGCTCGAGCCGGCCGCATCAAGCTCTTGTGGCTCGAGAGCCGCGACGTGCCGCCAGAGGGCTCGATCCCGATCGCCCCGATCTGGGACCCCGCAAGCCTGATTGCAACGGCAGGTCAGCGGCCGAAGCGCGACGGGCTCGCCGTCATGGTCGGCTTGCATGGGCACTGGCCGAGCGCCGCGAAGAACATCCTCGCGTGCGTCGCGGCTGCGGCTGCGGCGTCGCGTGAGACCGGGGCGCATCTCCACGTCGGGGAACGCTCGCTCGCCGGCAAGCGCGGCGAGACGGTGGCGGAGATTCTCCGCGGCGTGCCCCATACCGCCCACCCCCCGCTGGAGTGCGCCGAGGTGGCCCGCCTGCTCGCTTCGTGTGACGTGCTCGTCCACGCATCGCTGACCGAGGCGTGGCCGTACCTCGCGATGGAGTCGGTCTACGCCGGGACGCCTGTCGTCATCTCGGACGCGATCCCGTGGGCCGAGCGGCTCTCTCCTTGGGCGCAGTCCGTGTGCGTCGCGAGGCCGGCGAAGCATTCAAAGCGAATCGCCGAGCTGCTCACTGCACTTCTTCGAGACCCGGACACCTGTGCCCGGCTCGTCGCCGAACAGCGCGCGGTGCTTGACGCCGCGGCGGACGAGTGCCGGGCAAGCGCGTGCCGCACGCTGCTCGAGCTCGGCTTCGACGTGGTCGAGCCGCGCGACCTGAGCGACCAGATTACGGCGTTCCTGATCACGACCGGCGAGCCGTCCACGCAAGACACCCTGCGCGCTCTCGAGGCTCAGAGCGCCCGCGTGCGGATCGAGACGATCGCGAACGTGACCCCCATGCACTGCGCCTTTCAGGCAATGCTGGACCGCTGCGAGACGCCGCTTTTTGTGCAGGTCGATGCCGACATGACGCTTCGGCCGCACGCGATTCAGGCGCTATGGAACGGCATCCGCGCGGACGAGCGCTGCGCCGAGTACGTCGGGTGGCTCTGGGGCGACGCCGAGGAGCGACCGATCCAGGGCGTCAAGATCTACCGACACGAGGCCGCGCGCGCTGTCCCGTACGCCGACGGGCTCTCGTGCGAGGTGCCCGCTCTCGAGCGTCTCAGGGCGCTTGGGTGGGCCGTCGTGGCCGCCCCTATCCCGTCGTCGCGCGCGGAGTGCCTCGGCGAGCACCGCTCGCTCCAGACCCCGGCGATGGCCTTCGCGCGCTGGCGGCGCCTCGTGCAGAAACACCGCGCCCTGCCCTGGATGGGGTGGCTCGGCCCGTACCCGCGTCGCATGCTCGAGCGCTTCAAGGCCGACCCGAGCGAGACGAACCTCGCCGTCCTCGCCGGCGTGATCGCGGGGCTCACCGGCCCGATCCCGACGACCGAGGCGGATGCGTCCGTGGTTGATCAGGGCTACCGGCGCTTCGCTGGCGCGCTCGGGGAGTACAGCCACGGGCCGCGCGAGCTCGTGCTGTACACGACCGAGCGGTGCAACTTCTCCTGCGCGTGGTGCGCCCGCACGCTCGGCCACACGCCGCACGCCGGCGACATCACACCCGAGCAGGTTGACGACGCGCTCGAACGCTTCCCGTCGGTCCAGGGCGTGTGCGTCGCGGGGTTCGGCGAGCCGCTGCTTCACCCGCGGCTCGGAGAGATCCTCGACGTGCTCGGCGGCTGGGATGTGAACGTCGGGCTGATCACCAACGGATCGCTGCTCGAGAGCCGGATCGATCTGCTCCGCTCCAGACCGCGGCTCGCGTACGTCTCGGTGTCGCTGAACGCCGCGACGGCCGCGGAGCACCGAGCGATCAACGGCTCCGAGACGTGGCAGGCCGTGCTCGCCGGCATTCGCGCAGGGCTCGCCGCTGGCCTTAGGGTGGGCGTTTCGTGTGTCTGCACCCGGCAGAACGTCGGCCGGATTCCCGCGCTCCTGGCGCTCGCCGAGGGGCTTGGCGTGCGCTTCGTTCACCTGCTCAACGTGCTTCCGCACGGCTCGCCCGACTTCGAGCAAGCCGTCTTGCGCGTCAGTGACGAGGCCTTTCTCAAGCCCGCCCGATCTGCTCCGGGTGCCGAGCTTGTTGAGGTGTGGCCCGAACTGCTCAGCGGCGAAAGCCCGCGGCGCTGCATGTCCCCCTTCGTGTCGCTCGGGATCGACGCACGCGGAGCGGTGAGCGCGTGCCGGCGCGTACTGCCACCGAGCCTCGAGCGGGGCGGCGTGTGTTGGCCCGACCTCTGGCACGACCCGGCGCACGTCGGGGCGCTCCGTCGCGCGCAGACCGGAGACGCCGAGCTGCCGGCGGAGTGCCGCGGGTGCTTCGGAGGGTGGCGGGGATGAAACCGATCGAGCGCTTCGCTGGCCAGTCGATCCGCGTTGATCCCGAGCGCCTCTGGGTGCAGCGCGAGGGCGGGCTCGAGCCGCTCTCCGACTCGCTCCACGCGCGGTGTGCTGATGCGATCGTGCGCGGCGAGGACCCGGCCGCGACCGAGTACCACGCGAAGAGCGCGGCGCACGGGTTCCGCGCGGACGGGCGCAACGGCGCGACCGTGATCGCGGAGCTGCTCGAGAGCATGCGCGCGCGCGGATACACCGGCTCGCCGATCTCGGTGGCGATCAACCACGAAGGTCGGATCGTCGTGACGGACGGCTTGCACCGCGCCTCGGCCCACCGAGCGCTCGTCCCGGGCAAGATCCCGGCGACGATCGTCTACCGCGCCGAGCGGTGGCAGGCGCTCAAGTACGCGCTGAAGTCGCTGAACGACGAACGCGTCCGGCTCTACCAGTCGATTGACCATCCCGACTTCGACGCCTGGGAGCTACAGCGCCCGGACACCGCGGCTCGGCTTGGGCTCGTGGTGGATCTCGTGCGCGGACTACCCGGCGGCGTCGAGCTCGCGTGCAACAGCGGCGTCTTCACCTGCGCGCTCGCTCGCGCCGGCGCCAAGATGCTCGGGCTCGACATCGACTCACGGGCGATCGTCGTCGCAAGACAGCTTGCGGAGATGCACACGATCGGGGCGGGCGGCGGCGTGGCGCGCTTCGAGTGGTGCCCGAACCCGCCACCCATCCCGTCGGCCGACTTCGTGCTCTGCCTCTCGCTGTTCCATCACTTCCAGGCCAAACCGGAGCGGGCCGCCGAGGGGCACGAGATATTCCGGCGATGCGTTGCGGCCGCGCCGCTCGTGATCTTCGACTGCGCCGCTCCGGGCGACTGCGTGGGTGGCGACGGACCGTACACCGATCCGGCCGCTGCGCTCGAGTGGTGTCGAGCATCCAAGGCGCCCGGGACTGGCGCGGTGCTCGCGCTCCGCGGCCCAGACCTGCAACGCACGTTGCTCGTGTGGAGGCGCTGACGTGGCGACGTACCGAGACCAGTGGACCGCCGGCCGCACCCGCACGCTCGCGAGCATGAGCAACGCGGACCTAGAGGAAGCGGTCGACGCTGCGGTCGCGGTCGCGCAGGCCCGCCGCGCGATCGGTTGGGTCGCCGCGATCGTAGACGTCGCAGCCGCCGACGTGTCGCTCGCCGTGGCGCTCGACCCGCAGATCTTCTCGCTCTGCAACGAGGGCAACAAACGGGGCATCGCGTCGCTCGTTGCGCACTACGCGTCGCTGCTGGCGGCAGGCATCTTCGTCAATTCGGTCGAGTCGTTCGGCGACCAGTGGACCGCCGGACGAACGCGCGACACGGGCGATCTCTCCGGCGCCGACTGCAACGAGATCCACGACGCGGTGGTGGCGTTCGTCTCCGCGCGCCGCGCGCTCCCGTGGTTTGAGACGGTGGTCAGCTACACGGCCTATGACCCGACCGTGGCTGTGCTGCTCGATCCGTCCTACGTCGGGATCGTCAACCAGGGCGCGCTCTTCGAGTCCTGGGGCACCGTCGAGCAGAACCAGCTCGACGCAAACGGGGTGCCGCGATGACGTGGAGTTACTCCGCCAGCGAGACATCGGCGCGCGATCGCATTCGGGGGATGGTCGGCGACATCAACACGAATGCGCAGCTCCTCGCAAACGAGACGATCGACGCGATCCTCGCGCGCTTCCCCGACGAGATCGCGTGCGCCTGCGAGTGCGTGCGGCGGATTCTCGGCAAGATCGCGCGCGACGTGGACCGCAGCGCCGGGCCGATCACGACCTCGCGCGAGCAGGTGACGACGCACTACCGCGACCTGCTCAGGGACCTCCAAGCGCAGCTCGGTACGTCCTCAATCACGCCGTGGGCCGGCGGGCTCAGCATCGCCGAGGCCGACACGCTCGCCGAGGACGAAGACTACCCGCAGCCGGCTTTCAAGGTCGGCATGGACGACAAGCCGTGATTGATGTCCAGCGCATCGGGAACCGCGTCGAGGCGGTGCTGGCGGATCTGCAAGTCCAGTTGACAGCGGCGCAGGCGCGCATGGTGCTCCGTGGCGCGCAGCATTGCTCGGGGCAGATCAGGAAGGCGATCTACGCACGCGGCTCGGGGCGCACCGGGCAGCTCGCGCGCTCGTTCGCTGAGACGTTTCTCGGCACCGAAGCGGGCGTCGTGTCCGCGATGAGCGCCTCGGATCTGATCTACGCGCGCATCCAGGACGAGGGCTCCGGATACCTGCCTGGCGGTGTGATTCGGCCGCGAAACATGAAGGCGCTCGCCGTGCCGATCGGCCCGCTGCGCTCGGTCGGGGAGTGGCCGCGCGCATGGCCGCGAGACGCGCTGACGTTCGTCCCGCGCGGCAACAAGCCGCCGCTGCTCGTCGAGATCAAGAAGAAGATGACCGGCCGAAAGGGGAAGAAGGTCGAGGTCGAGACCTGGATCCCGCGCTACGTACTGCTGAAGTCCGTGCGCATCACCGGCAAGCCGTACATGGAGCCGGCGGCCGATGCGTCGCTTCCCGGTCTCGAGCGGATCGGTGTCGCCGAGCTCGCCGCGGGCGCCAAGGCTGCCGTGCCTGGAAAAGGGGAGCCGTGAGCAATCCCGCGATCGAAGCGATCATGGCGAACCTCAAGACGACGCTGGCGGGCATCACCGTGGCGGCCGGGTTCAACACGACCGTCGCGACCGTCGAGCGCGTGGCGCGCAACTCGAACGAGGCCGACGCAAATCCGAAGCCGTGGATCGGGCTCGTGAAGATGGCCGCGCCGAAGCCGATTGCGTACCCGTTCGGGCAGTACCGCTGCACGCAGCCGATCGCGATCTTCGGCTACATCGAAGAGAGCAACCCGGAGACGAAGGCCGCGAAGCTCGCGAAGCTCGAGGACGACATCATCGCGGCGATCCACACCGACCCGACGCGCGGCGGTGTCGCGATCACCACGGGGCTCGCGGGGCTCTCCGAGACAGACGAAGCCCAGCCGAGCTCGACGGAGACGGTCGGCGCGCTCTCGATCCAGATCGAAGTGATCTACGACAGGACCACCGGGCTCACGCCCTAGGAGGATGCAATGGGTCTTGCAAGTCCGCACATGCTCGGCCGGGAGAGCAAGAAGTTCATCTGGACCGAGACGGCCGCGGGAACCTTTCAGAAGCCGGTCGCGACGAACGCGGTCAAGCTGCGCAAGCTCGAGATCGACTACCAGAAGAGGCGCTCGGACCGCACCGACTCGCGGCAGACGCGATCGCTGCAAGAGCGCATCACCGGCAAGACGGAGGTCAACTGGTCGCTCGAGGGCGACTGGATCCCGAGCGGCACCGCGAACCAGGCGCCGGACCTGCGCGCGCTGATCCTCAACATGATGGGGGTCAAGACGTTCACGGCCGCGCTCACCGTGATCGACTACACGAAAGCGTCAGGCAAGACGCTCACCGTCGAGGTGGACGGCACCGTCACCACGCTCACCGAGGGCGTCGACTTCATCGTCGGGGCCAGCAACAACGCGACCGCGACGGCGATCGAGGTTGCGGTCGAGGCGGTCTCCGGCGTCGAGTCGTCCGCCACCGACAACGCCGTCACCGCGACGAGCACCACCGCAACGCGACGGTTCATCATCGGCGGCGGCACCGGCCAGACCGGCGGGGCGTGGACCGCGACGAGCTCGGGTCTGCTCTACAGCCTGACCGCCACGCAAGGGGCGCTCGGCACGATCGGGCTCTGCGATCACGCGGGACCGGGCATGATCACCGCGGTCGGCGGATACTGCGAGGAGATCGAGTGGATGATCTCCGGCGGCGACCCGCTCAAGGTCTCGGCGAGCGGACGCGCGCGGGACGCCTACTTCACCGGCTACTCGGCGCTGACGACCTCGCCGAGCGGCATCGACAACTTCTCCGTGACGGCCGGCGAAGGCGTGAACTACGAGGCCAACTCCGTCGTTCAGATCGGCACGCAGACCAACGCTGGCGCGGGCTGGAAGGTTTCCTCGGTCTCTACCGATGCGCTCACGATCGAGGCGGTCATCACCGAGAGCAGCGGCGCGATCATCAAGCCGTACACGCCGACCGAGACGACGAGCGGATCGCCCGTTTCGGGGACGCTCGGGAGCATCACGATCGACTCGGTGGCGGTGCCGATCACCGCCGCGAAGATCAAGCTAAAGCAGAACTACAAGCCGATCGACGACGAGGCGTTCGCCGCGGGGCTCTCCGACCAGATCGAGGGATGGCGGAGCGTCACCGGCGAGATCACGGTGCGGGCGCGGGCCGACCAACTCAAGCACTTCGGCCACCGCAAGCAGTCCTTCACGAACCGCGGCGTCATAATCACATGTGGCAACACTGGCGGGGCGCGAACCATCTTCACGCTGATCAGCGTCGAGATGGAGTTTTCGCCGCTCCAGGGTCCCGAAGCCGAAGAGTACACGTTCACGCTCCCGTTCGTCGCGGTCTCGACCAGCGGCGAACAGGAGTTTGAGATCAACTTCACCTAAAAGGGGCAGTCATGGCGCGCGAGGTATCGCTACACCGAGAGGCTCACTGGTTCGTCCCGGACATCGGCGACAACCGGAAGGACCCCGACCCGTTCAAGGTGTTCGTCACGCCGCTCACCGGCGCGGAGTCCGACCGGCTCTCGCAGGCCGAGCTCGGCATCACCGGCAGCAAGAGCCGCAACACGGTCGCGATGGGTCAGCGCTACGTGGAGCGCATCATCCGCGAGCACGTGCGCGAGGTGAAGGGCTACGCCGGGATCGACGCCGAGGGCAAGCGCATCGAGGCGACGGACGGCGCGAGCCTGCTCAAGCTCCTGGCGCTCGCCGACGACGCGGAGCAGAGCGCCGTGATCGAGGAGATCATGGGCGAGATCCGCGGCGTGTCGCGGCTCAGGGGCGACATCCCAAAAGCCTAGAGCTCGCGGTTCGTCTCCTGCTGAGCGACGACGCGAGCACGAAGGCATGGCGGTGCGAGGAGTGTGACGAGGGAGCGCGACGCATCCGGAACTGCGATGACGAGACGAACGAAAACATCGGCTGGTCATGGGCTCCGGGGCTGCGGCGCTGTCCCTGGTCGCAGATCGGCCCGGAGGTCTGGGCGGTCTACTCGTGGTGGCAGGAGTGGCACGCGCTCCACGTCCTGCCCTTCGGCGGTGCCGACCTCATGGACCAACCCGCGTTCGTCCTCGAGGCGTTCCGTATCTGCGAGCGCATCCGGCTCGAGGACCAGGCAACGCGTCTCGCTCGGCAGCAGGCGGAGCATGAGTCCCGGATGCGTGAGCTCGAGTCGAAGCGGAGGGGGTAGCTGATGGCGCGCGAGGTCGTGATCGGGCTCGTGGTCAGGGCGCGCGACGAAGCGACGCCACCGCTCGAGCGAGCGGAGAAGTCGGCCAAGAAAGCCGAGGGCTCGTTCGACCGCTTCGCGAAGACCACGACCGGCGCGCTCAAGGGCCTGAAGTTCATGCAGGGGCTCCAGGCGTTCAACGCCGGCATGGAGATCCTCAATCGTGTGACGGGCTACGCGCGCGCTACGCTGGGGGCATGGATCGAGACGAGCCTCAAGAGCCGCGCCGCGAGCGACGCATCGAGGCAAGCGATCGACAGCACCTCAAAGTCGGTTGACCGGCTCGGCCTCGCGCTCGGCGACGCGCTCGTCCCACTGCTCGCCGGAGCCGCACGAGCCGCGAAGCCGTTGATCGAGCAGTTCACGAAATGGGTAGACGCGAACCGCGACCTCGTGGGCAGCAAGATCAAGGACTGGTTGCGCAACGTCGGGGTGCTCATCGTCGGGCTGGCGAGCGCCGCGGAGACCGCGGTCTACGCGCTGGTTGGCCTCAAGCAGCTAGCGAACGGCGCCGACGTCGCGGCCAACGAACTGGAGATTCTGCACCTAAAAGGGCTGCGCGGCCAGAACGCGCTCGCCGCCGCCGCGTTGCGCGCGTCCGGGGTGTTCAGCGACAGAGCGGCCGAGTACGAAGCCGCCGTTGCGCGGATCGACGCGCAGCTCGTCAAGCTCGAGGGCAATCAGGGCGAGCTGGCCGGAAAGGTGCTCGGCACCGAACGCGCGATGGACAGCGCGATCGGTGTGATCCGTTCGCTTTCCGACGCCTTTCAGGACTTGACCGAATCGTCAAGCACGGCGGGCGGCGCGGTCGCTCGGGTTGGGGAGGAGTTAGGCCTCTACGACTCGAAGTATCAGGGGTATTTGAAGACTGTATTTCAAGAGGAGATTCATGCGAAGGTTTTGGCGAAGCTCAGGAGCGAAGCGGCCGCCGCGGTTCAACGCGATGCGGCCCAGCTTCAGCGTACAGCGGAGCTGCGGTCTGCTGCCTACGACCGTGCCGCGGCCGACGCGGTGAACTACGCCGCGCAGCTCGAAGCCGAGCGGACGCAGGTGGGCGGGCTTGCCGGCGCGTGGCAGGACTACGCCCGCGAGCGAGGCCGCCGCTCGGAGTGGGCCGCCGGCAACACGAAAGGCGCGGTCAACTTCGCCGAGGCTCAGGCCGCGAAGAAGCTGTTGCTCGAGCTTCGTTCGACAGCGGACGGCATCGCAGAGTCTCTGACCTCCTCGATCATGTCGGCGGCACGATCGGTGTACTCCGGCTCGAAGACAGTCCTCGAGGCGTTTGGCGATCTGCTTGGCTCGATCGGGGAGTCGATCGTCGAGTTCTTCGTCGGGCTCGGTGTCAAGTGGGTCCTCGGGAAGGTCATCACCGCGATCGTCGGTCGGGCCACCGAGGCGGCGGCCGCGGTCACCGCTGCTACGATCGAGATCCAGGCATACAAGGCCGTAGCGAAAGCCGGGGCGATCGCCGCCTACTCGGCAATCCCGTTCGCCGGCCTACCGCTCGGGCTCGCTGCG